TCCATCTATCTCTCCAGAATGACCCTGACCAGCCTGAACTGGCGATGACTAGCCACGACCAGCCGAGACTGGAGACGATCGTTCCGGACTGCGATGGATCGTTCGCTGGGATTGTGGGGGACATGGCTTTGAATCTTCTTGGCATTGAGCTCATGCCTTGGCAGATGCATTACCTTGAGCGGATGCTGGGATTCACCCACGCTCCAGACGGGCAAGATGATCTTGTGCACCGATCCAGCCTTTGCTCGGTAGCGCGTCAGAATGGCAAGACCGTCCTGATCCAGTGTCTTGTCCTTTTCTGGTTAATTGAGATGCCCAAGATTCGAGGCACGAAACAAACTGTCCTCACTACAGCTCACACTCTCTCACTCGGCTGTCTGCTCTTTGATGAGATCGCGCCTATCTTGCAAGACCGTTACAAGGCCAAGATTATGAAGTCGTTCGGTCGTAACTCTGCAACGATGCCAGACGGATCGCGCTGGTATGTGCGCGCGGCAAACCCTGCGATCGGTCACGGTATGTCTTTAGATCTAATTTGCGCGGATGAAATTTTTGATATTTCGGAGATCACTATGGCAGGCCTTATCCCTACCCAGCGCGTAAGACGCTCTCCGCACATGGCACTCTTTAGCACTGCCGGCACCGAGTCCAGTGCATTGTTCATTCGCCATCGAGAGAACGCGCTCCGACTAATTGACACAAACAATCCTTCTAACTTCTACTTCGCGGAATGGAGCCCGCCGCCAACAATAGATCCAATGCAAGAAGCGTCGTGGTCCTGGGGGAATCCAGCTCTCGGACACACTTTGACGATGGATACTTTGCGCGCCGAATCTAAAGATCCTGACCGCTCAAACTTTCTACGATCGTCTCTCAATATGTGGATCGCCAGCACCCAGTCTTGGATTCAGACTCACTTATGGCCTGACCTTGAGTACGACGGCCCGATCCCTACTGGCGGCGTAATCTCGGTAGAGGCGTCTATGGACGAGTCCCGCTATTTTGCTACTCGATCAGTCGCGCTTGGTGACGGTCGGACTTGTGTCTCGGTTGCTTTCACCGCCGAAACTACTAAGGAACTCTGGGCGCATGTCGCAGCATTGGCGGCGGATCCTGCGATCAAGTTCATCTTCTCGCCCACCATTGACGCACACTGTCCGCCAGTCTTTGAGCGTCGGCGCGTCGTAATGGGCTACAAAGAAATTCTTCAATACACCCCCATAGTAAGAAACATGATTAGTGAAGGTCGCCTAGTTCACACTGGCGAAGCGATGCTCGCCGAGCATGTCTGTCGCGCGGTGATGGTAAGGACTCAAGGATCAATCGCAGTGTCTTCACAGAAGTCCGCAGGCCCGATCGAGTTATGCCGGACGATGATCTGGGGAGCAGCTGCCGCAGCGCGCCCAGCAAACTCTCAAAAGCCTTCCATGATCTTGATCGCAAACTAGAGTCATCTTGGCACTCGTCCGCTTTCTTGCCTGTCGTCGGGATACCGCGAGTCACTGGGCGAGTGCCACCATAAACCGCGCTTATTGTGGCATTATGTGATATGGCTCTCTTCTCAAAATCCCGCGAACTTACTGCTACGACTGAACCTGCTGTCAAAGCGGCTGTCGGTGCATCGTCCTATTCGCCTTTGCGCTCTTTCGTCTCCTGGACAAACGGAACTCGGCGCGCCCGCTCAATGACTTTGCCAGTAATCGCGCGCGGTAGAGACTTGATCTGCAACACGATCGCAGGAATGAAGCTTGAGATGTACCGCGAAATGTGGAACGGCGAAGAAATGGAAGAAGTCCCACTTGCACCTCGGTCTTGGTTATCGCGAATTGACCAATCCGTTCCGAACCAATTTATCTTGAGTTATACGGTGGACGACCTCATCTTCGAAGGGCGGGCCTTTTGGATGATAGAAACTCGCACAGCGGACGGATACCCAGCATCGTTTACAAGGCTCCCAGCCGCGATGTGTCAAACTCTCGATCAGCAGGGCGAAATTTTTTTCGGCCCATCAAAGCAAGTTGTCTTCAACGGCATACAACTAGATCCGCGTGATCTCATTCAATTTATCTCACCAATGCAATCATTGAACTCGACTGGGGCGCGCGCTGTAGAGATCGCACTCCGCGTAGAAGAGTCACGGCTTCGAGCGTCCCAGTCGGTACTTCCCAGCGGATACTTAAAACAGACTGGAGGAGAACCGCTTTCGGCGCAGGAGCTTTCGGACTTGGCTGCACAGTTCAATCTTGCGCGCACCTCTGGCAACAACACTGCCGCGCTCAATGAGTTCCTTGAGTATGTGCCCACGACGGCAACACCGGACAAGATGCTCATGATTGAGTCCGCAGATTATTCGGCGCGCGATCTTGGTCGCATCCTTGGCGTCCCGTCTTACTTGCTGTCGGTCTCAATCGGTGCTTACTCGTACCAGTCATCCCAGCAGTCGCGCATCGATCTTTGGACTTACGCTTGCAAAGCTCTCGCAGATTGCATCACCGAAACACTTTCGTCCGACAATGTGCTGCCTCGCGGAACTTATGTCTGTTTTGATACAGAAAAATTTTTAGCCGAGGCTTACATGGACACCGAGAGCGATGACCGTATGAACGAAACAGATATCCCACTAGACGCACTTATAGAAAACTAGGATCCACTTATGATCAGACTTACTACCGAAACTTTTACGATTGACGCCGCCGAAGGCGAAGCACCGCGCCGCACGATTTCGGGAATTGCGGTTAGATATAACACTCCCGCAAAAGTGAGTGATGGGACAATGGTGGCCTTCGCACCCGGATCTCTCCCAGTGGACGGACGCGCACCAACTCTCATGATGTACCACCAATCCGACAAGGTAATCGGCACAGTTACCGAGCGCGTAGAAACCCCTGAAGGAATGCTTTTCGTGGCTCGAGTCTCGGACACTTTGCTCGGCTCGGAGGCATTGGTGCTGGCCAGCGATGGCGCGCTCCCCGAAGTCTCGGTCGGCGTGGAGCCGATTAAGTTTAAGTACGACAAAGAAGGAACCATGATTGTCACTTCAGCTAGCTGGAGCGAGTTGTCGCTTGTCAGCCGTGGAGCATTCGATGCCCCGATCCAGCAAGTCGCGGCATCCACACCCGAAGAAGAAGAACCAACTACTATTCAAGAAGAACCTCAACAGGAGACAGAAACCATGAACGAAACAGTCGAAGCCCCAGCAGTCATCGAAGCATCAAAGGCAACTCAAACAATCTTTGCTACTGCAAAGCGTGAGTTTAAGATGCCAACAGCCGCCCAATATATTTCGGCTTTCTTCGTTGGCGGAGATCAGTTCCACGCAATGCGCGAAGGCATCCAAGCAGCTGCACCAGATGTCATCACAACAGACATCCCCGGCGTACTCCCACTGCCAATCGTGCAACCTGTCTACAACAACTTCATCGGGCGTCGTCCAGTCATTGACGCAATCGGCGCAAAAGCAATGCCACAAGGCGGAAAAGTTTTCATCCGTCCAGAAGTAACAACACACACTTCAATCGGTAACCAAGCAACCGAGAACACCGCACTCACTCAAGGAACTTTTGTTGTCACCGACAACCAAGTCACCAAAGGAACCTACGGCGGATATGTGACCTTGTCCGAACAATCAATCGACTGGAGTACGCCAGAAATTATCGGTTTGGTACTTGATGACATGGGCAGAATTTATGCCAATGAAACTGACAATGTCGCCGCAGACAACCTACGCACAGGCGCAACAGTGACAAGCAACTTCACTGCCGCTAACGCTGGGGATCCTGCAACTTGGGCAGCATGGGTAGCAGGAGCCGCAGCAACAATCCTTTCAGGATCTAACGGCAACCTTCCGACTCACATGTTCTTGTCGCCTGGAATTTGGCAGGATCTTCTCGGCTTGAGCGATACAGCGGACAGACCGTTATTTCCACAGGTCGGCCCAATGAACGCATTCGGCAATCTTGCACCGGGACAAGCTAACGGAAACGCTTTTGGGTTGTCCGTTGTAGTGGATCGCAACTTCACCAATCCGACGCTCATTGTGGGCGACGCTTCTGGCTTCGAAATCTTCGAGCAGCAAAAGGGCGCAATCTCGGTTGATGTACCTTCAACACTGTCACGCACGATCGCATTCCGCGGCTATCTTGCAACACTGATGATTGACTCTTCCAAGTTCGTCAAAGCAAGCTTCGTCTGATCCGAAAGGTAAGCCAAAATTATGGCTGCCTACACGGTCACACATAAACAGCTCACCGACAACTACGCAGTCTTACAGCTTCTTACAGAAGCCGAGATTGAAGTCGGTGCAAGCGTTGTCATCACTGGAGTCGATGCAACTTTTAACGGAACCTACATTGTCTACGCTTTGCCGCAGTATGCGTTTATGGGCGTGGACGATGAAGGGGATCTTCTCTTTGATCCTTTGGTCACAATTCCGAATCAGGTGCTCTACGCAAAGACCGCTTCTGATGTTGCTCGCACTGCCGCTTCTGGCACGCTAACAATTACCCAGACTTGCACTTGGGTTACTTCAGCGATGCTCGAGGATTGGCTTGGCATTGGAACCGCTACTGCTGGCGACGCAGCCTTCCTAACTATCTGCGCTTCGGCATGCAGTCAGTTCGCGTGGCGTCGCAGAATGGAAGCAGGCTATATCGATTCTTTGACAACAGTTCCTTCACAAGATGTCCTTCTCGGGACGCAGATGTACGGTGGCGCGCTGTACCGCCAACGCGGATCAGTAGATCAATTTGCTTCATTCCAAAATATGGGCACGACTCCAGTCATGGGGCTAAACGGAATGATCCGCCAGCTCCTAGGAATTGATCGTCCGCAGGTCGCCTAATGCCCGTTCCCGTCTACACGGATCTCTTTAACGCTGGATTTGATGAGCTAGTTGCAAAGCTCTCAACGGTCGTAGGGCTTCAAGTAAATAACGATCCGCGCAATATCACTCCGCCTTCCGTCTTTGTAAACATTGATTCGGTAGACGGATATAACTTCAATGTCGCAAAACTGAACTTCACACTCCAGATCATCACGCTCGGCCCGGGCAACTTAGACGCTCAAAAGAGCCTGCTCAATATCCTCGCCCAGATCTACGCGCTCAACATCGGCATCGTCTCTGGGCGTCCTACAAATGTAGACATCGGCGGATCTACCCTGCCCGCCTATGAGCTCTCGGTAAGCACTTCCACAAAGACCAACTAATCCACACTCTCGGCTTCATTATGTGTCAAACTAAATCCAACACTTCCAAGGAGTAACCACATGGCATTCTTATCAAACCCAGTCATCACGATAGATGGCGAAGACTATACGGGCTTTTGTACCGCTATCACAATCACCTCGGAAAAAGAGGCTCTTGAAGATACCGTCTTCGGAATGACCGCTCGCGAGTTCCAAGCGGGGCTTGAGTCAAACTCTGCCGAGATCACATTGTTCATGGACTACTCCGCTTCGGGTGCATGGGTATTCTTGAACGCGCTTTACGGAACAAAGTTTGAAGTCAAAGCAAAACCTTTTGACGCAGCTATCAGTGCTACGAACCCAGAACTAATTTTGAGTAACACCTACCTCGCCAGTCTTGACCAGATCTCGGCATCGCTTGGAGAGCTCCAGTCGATCACGATGTCTACGCAGGGCGGCGAGTTCACTACCGACATCACACCATAATCTTCGGCCTTCCTTGGCCCGACGAAAGGAAACATAATGAAGCTCAAGTTGAAACTTGTCCGCGATGGCAAAGAAGAATTTCTTTGGACGAACCTTTGGTCTATTGCCGAATGGGAACGCCTAGAGAATCGTCGAGTGTCTGACGGACGCGGAATCGGCGTCTCGGATTATTGTTGCTGGGCGTATTCTTTGCTTGCCTTAAAAGGTGAGACACTCCCTCCTACTTGGCGGCAGTGGCTTAAAGAGAATCTGTCTATGGAATGCGCGCCAGTAGGAGAAGAAGAAATGCCAAACCCTACGGACGCGGCTACAGGCGACAACTCGCTGAACTTGTAGTCGCGACTGGGTGGGCTCCCACTTTCTACTCTGACACTTTCGACACGCGAGATCTTACTACCATTATCGCAGTGCTAGAAAAACAAAATAAGAAAAGGTGACATGGCGGAAGGACTAAATACCAAGGTAGAGATCTACGGACTTAAAGACGCCATCAAGAAACTTAACTCGGTTGAGCCGGGGCTCCGTAACCAGATCGCAAAAGACTTTCGGAATGTCGCCAAACCTGTCATCAATGACGCGCTAGCGCTTATTCCTTCTTCAATTCCTCTGTCTGGTATGGGACGCAAGTGGACTACGCCTTCGGGCTTCAAGATCCTTCCTTGGGATGCGGGCAGGAAGCAAAAGATCTCCGCCAAAATCAACACTAAAAAGGTCTCCGAGTTTCGTGGACAAGTAAGAAATGTCGGCGTCTTTAACATCATCTACTCGGGATCAACTGGAACACTCTTTGACATGGCTGCTACTGGCAGACTCGGTGCAGCTCTCACGGCGCGCTATGGCAACCGATCAAGAGTAATGTGGAAAGCAATGGAGAAGAACCAAGACACAGTCGAATCAGAAATGCGGCGAATCGTAGAGACTGTCATGGACAAAATTGATCGGAATGTGGTGGAGTAATGGCATCAGTAAACATCCCAATTATTTCCGAGTTTGATGCCAAAGGCACACAGAAGGCGATTAAAGAGTTCCAGTCTCTTGAGGGCGCGTCCGCAAAGGCGTCCTTTGCTATTAAGAAAGCCGCGCTCCCAGCCGCAGCCGCAGTCGCAGGATTAGGTCTTGCTCTTGTAGGTGCTACCAAGGCCGCGATGGAAGATCAAGCCGAACAAGTACAACTTGCGCTCGCGCTTAAAAATGTTACTGGCGCCACCGATGCTCAAGTCAAAGCGTCCGAGGACATGATATCAAAGATGAGTTTGGCGTCAGGCGTGGCGGACAGTGAGCTTCGTCCGGCACTAGCGGTATTAACTCGAGGAACTAAAGATATTGCTACAGCGAACAAAGCGCTAGCACTTGCACAAGACATCTCTGCGGGATCAGGTAAAGATCTTGCAACCGTTTCCGATGCTCTTGCCAAGGCTTACGGCGGAAACATGAAAGGACTTGCCGCGCTTAGTCCAGAGATTAAAGCCATGATTAAAGACGGTGCATCCCTTGAAGAAGTAATGAGTGTTCTTGGAGGATCGTTTGGTGGTGCTTCTGCCGCAGCTGCCGGCACTGCCGAAGGAGGAATGAAGCGTCTCGGTATTGCCTTAGCAGAGACCAAAGAATCAATCGGTGCAGCACTGATCCCAGTAGTCGAAGCCCTACTTCCGCCACTGCTCGCCTTTGGCGCGTGGGCCCAAGAGAACACCAAAGTCTTCTTGATCGTTGCCGGCGCAATCGGCGGAATCGCAGTGACGATCTTGGCTTTGAATGCCGCTATGAAAGTTTATGCAGCCGCACAAATGATCGTGAACGGAGTGGTCGCAATTTTTAACGCGCTACTACTGGCGAACCCTGTAACGCTTGTCATCTTGGCGATCGTCGCATTCATCGCAATCTTGGCGGCGCTCTACTTTAAGTTTGAGGTAGTCCGAAAGATCGTGGACACAGTCTTCCAAGCGATGCTTAAAGGCGGTAAAGCAGTCTTTGACGGACTGACCACCTACTTCACAGCGATCTTCAACATCTATAAATCACTCTTCAATGGCATCGCCAAACTATGGAACAACACGGTCGGCAAGCTCTCCTTTGAGATCCCTTCGTGGGTGCCTGTAATCGGTGGTAATGGCTTCTCCGTTCCGACTATTCCTATGCTCGCGGACGGTGGGATCGTGACAGGGCCCACGCTTGCAATGATCGGCGAGCGCGGCCCTGAAGCGGTCATCCCGCTATCTGGACGCAATTCTGGGATGGGCGGAAACTACACCATCAATATCAACGGCGGTCTCGGCTCCAGCTCGGACATTGGAACGGCAGTCGTGAACGCTATTCGAGCATTCAATCGGACGAATGGCCCCGCGAACATACAGGTCGCCTAATGGCTGGAGTAGCGGTAATTGGATCAGGTAACTACGACCTAGAAATAGACACGGGCTACGACTGGAACGCCTTCACACTTGACGACGCCCTTAAAGGCGAACTAGATAACACCGAATATGTCCTTGACGGTACATCCCAATTCGCAAGCGTTATGGACGGCACTATCGCTCTGACTGCAAAGCGCGGACGCGCCAACACTGGCGACCAGTTCGCTTATGGAACGATGAATTTCACGCTAAACGACACTTACGCGGACGGAGTGTTTAACCCATTCGACACAACTTCTCCGTATTTTGATCCAAACAATAATCAGCCTGGACTCGCACCGCTTCGCGAAGTCCGCTTCTCTCGATACAGCTCAACCAATGTCAAAGAACTTTTGTGGGTCGGCTACATCGTGAACTACGACTACACCTTCACACTTGGCGGATTAGACACCGTCACCGTAAATTGTGCAGATTTCTCTTACCAGCTAGGACAGACCTTTCTTGCCGAATGGAATGTCACAGAGCAGCTCTCAAGCGAGCGTTTTGATGACCTGCTAGATCTGCCAGAAGTCGCTTACACAGGCGCACGGAGCATTGAGACAGGCGTGGCGACCCTTGGCGGTGCAGCTGCTTACACAGTCGCCAACGGAACCTCGGTCGCCGCATATGCCAACAAAATTAATGAAGCCGAACAGGGCAGAATCTTTGTAGATCGAGAAGGAAGAATTACCTTCCAGAAGCGCATCGGACAGACACTTGGAATCCCTGTCGCCGAGTTCCATGACAACGGCACAGACATCGGCTACAGCGCTATTGACATCTCCTTCCAAGCCGACACCGTAGTCAATCGCGCATCCATTCAACACGCTGGAGCATCATCGCCAGAGGTCGCCGAAGACCTAGCATCTCAAGCCTTGTATTTAATTCAGACGCGCTCAATAACGGACTCACTTGTCCACAACGACGCCGCAGCTCTGACGCTTGCCGAATACCTCATCAGTCCAGATCCCGAAGCGCGCTTCAACTTCTTAGGCACAGAGTTCCCCGGCACAGCTGCCCTAGATCAAGACATCCTTGCGCTCCTCGATGTCGGCGACCTGATCAACATCCAAAAATCAATCACCACCTCGGCAGGCCCAACCCAATTCGCCCAAGACCTCACCATTGAAGGACTCGAGCACAGGCTTACTTTGTCGGCTGGGCACGCAGTCACCTACTTCACCTCACCAACCACAATCGTCTATGAGCTGATCTTGGATGACATTGTGTATGGCAGACTTGACGAAGAAAATGTCTTAGGATAGGAGCATTATGGGAGCGAACGCACAAACATCAGTTCCGTTATACGCAGCTGCGGAAGTCTTGACCGCCGCCAATATGAATATCAGTGCAGGGACAGGCGTGCCGGTATTTGCTACAACAGTTACGCGCGACGCCGCATTCGGTGGAGCAGGCGAAAAGGTACTTGCAGAAGGTCAGCTTGCTTACATTGAAGCAAGCGATGTCGTGCAATATTACACGGGCGCGGCGTGGGCTACTGTCGGGCCTGCATCAGCTGGCGGTCTTGTATTAATAAAAGCCGAAACTGCCTTTACTGGACAGTCAAGTTTTAATGTCGCTAATGTGTTTAGCGCAACTTACAGCAACTACCTAATTTTAATTAGAGACTTGGCTGCTACCAGCTCAGGCGGAGTTCGTTTTCAGTTGTCTGGCGGTGGCACACCAACAGCAACAGGATACAACTATCAACAACTAATCGCGTTTGGCACAACCGTTGCAGGCAGTCGAGCAACTAGCCAAACATCAGCATATTTACAAACAGGAACAGACGGATTTTTTAGTTCTTGCGTAGTAAATATTAGCAGCCCGTTTAGCGGTCAAATGACCTACACCTCACAAAACGCCTTAAGCGATACTGCTTACAGTTCGCCAGCCGTTCAAGTTTACAGCGGCAACCAACAAACGGCAGTTGCAAGCCAAGACGGATTTACTTTGTTGTCAATAGCAGGCACAATCACTGGTACCTACACAGTTTACGGATACGCAAAATCATGAGCACTTACACAACATCAGATGACGGCGGCGTAACAAACCGACCAATGAACGAGACAGAAATAGCCACTTACGAGGCATTGGTTGCTGATTGGCAAAAAGAAAAAGCCGAACAAGACAAAGCAGCAGCCGCTAGAGCAAAACAAAAACAAACCGTACTTGACAGGCTAGGAATTACAGCCGATGAAGCCGCGCTACTTCTTGGCTAGCGTCATGCTTGCACTAATCCCGATGGCTTGCGCAACAACACGAGACAACGCAGGCAAAAAAACTGTACGCAATAGCGCACTAATCCAATGCACAACAGCCGACAGATGCGAAGCCGCTAATGGCTAAAGATCGAGCAGAAATAGAATTACTACACGCAAGAATGATCGTGTTTGTCGGTTGCACTATTGCAGTCACCTTTGGTCTTACAGTCATCGGCTTTATTTTTGGACTTCTTTTTGTCTCGCAGCCTTTGGAACAATCTCCCAATGACGCGGCCTTTATAGATCTCTTAAAAACTCTGTCAATCTTTATGACTGGCACACTGTCCGGTCTTGTAGCCGCTAACGGACTTAAACGAAAGCCTGCCGATGGCAGTCCTACCAGCACTTCCTAAGATCCCGAACTCGAGACCGTACACAGGGAACTCGGACGGAGCCGCAGCTGGCCCGCGCGCAGGAATGGACGAATGGATCCGACAAGCGATCAAACACGGCAACGGCGCCTTCTGGAATAACGGTAGCTGGGGCGTAAGAAACATGAAGGGCTCCGAGAATCTGTCAGTGCATGCCACAGGGCGAGCAGTAGATCTTTCATATCGCAAATCAGAGCAGCATCCTTCTGCTAATCGCAAGAGCACGATGGACTTCTTCAACATCGTTACAGCCAACGCGAACGCCCTCGGACTTGAATGCATCCTTGACTACCTACTGAAGCCCTACGGACGCGGATGGCAGTGCACTCGACAAGCGTGGAGCAAATACTCTAAGCCAACACTCGCGGGAAGCCCGGGGGGAGACTGGCTCCATGTAGAAATCTCGCCGGCTATGGCAGACTCTCCAGCCCTTGTGAAGCAAGCCTTTCAAAGAGTGTTCGCCGAAATCCCCCAATAGCGCGCACTGATCCTCTATGGTCGTTCTACCGACGATAGGAGTAAAATTATGACCGAGCCAAAAGTCTTCATCTATGAGGTGGGTCGGTGCTCAATGGACAACGGACAGGAAATTCTTGTCCAGATCTTTAGACACGAAGACACACACAAAATCATCCGCGCCCAGATTGCCTTCCGCACTTTGGCTGGCGACTCTTGGGGCGTCCCTACAGAATTGGACTTTGGAAAATGAGCTATTTAACGATCAAAATCTTTGCATGGGTAACTTTAGGGCTTTGCCCTTTTGTGCTCCTCTGGGACGCTTCTGAAGCGCCTGAAGGCATGTCTAGGGTCAGTGTCTCAACCGCCTATCAGACCATTCCATTGAGTACTTTGCCAGTCGTAGTCACACCCCCTGTCACTACGCCTGTCACGGCATGCGCGCAAGCTCTAAACCTTGCCTTGAGCGTGGGATGGCCTGCCACCGAAACACCTACGCTCCTAAGAGTGCTTAAACGCGAGTCAAATTGTCAGGCAGACGCTTTCAACCCTCGAGACACAAACGGCGGCAGCTATTCCTTAATGCAGGTCAATGGATTCTGGTGCACCCCTTCGGCATACTGGCCTCAAGGTTGGTTGCAAGCGAAAGGGATATTGACAGTGTGCGACGAATTGTTTGACCCAAAGGTAAACCTCATCGCAGGTCTTGCCATATGGCATAATTCAGGTTGGACACCTTGGAACCTTCCGAAGTGACCGAAGAGCCCTATCCCGAAACTGGTATTACAGAGGAGACCCGACAGATGTATCCCGAAAACTATTCCGACAAATACAACAAAGTATTTAAGGAGTTCATTGATGACATTGTGCGACCTAATCACATTGAGCCAGTCAAACATGATCACGAAATACTTCTAGACGAACTTACGATCATCTACGACGCACACATGACGATCGGCGGAGAACAAAACCGATTTAACGCCAGTGTCATTCGAGCCGCAATCAATGTGATCATGACATGCACAAAATAATCTGCAAGAAATGCGGACTTGAAATGCACGGCACACCGCACGCCACTAACCCGACCAAGATCCTTTGGAGTCACCCAGACCTCAAAGCATGCAAGAAAGTAAAGCCAATCAAATGAACGACCTACAACTTTTCGCACCCACACGCGGACTCGGCGCATACCGAGAAGAATGTGCAATAGACCGAAACACCGTCATCATCTCACCCAGCGCAAAACCGACATCCGCTCTTGCCGGCTTAAACGCACTTCCGAAATCAGGCTCAAAGCGTCGCCGCGTCTATGAGTATCTAAAGCAGACAGGCGGCGCGACAGACGAAGAGATTGAGCGCGCACTGGGCATCTCTGGCAACACTGTCAGACCGACTCGAGGATCTTTGGTTAAAGACAAGTTTGTCTACGCCACAGAGCTAGAGCGACCAACGATCTCGGGCAACATGGCGATCGTATGGAAGGCGCGCTAATGGCACACTTTGACCTATCACTCTATGAGACCGTTGCACAGCGCCTTGAACGCTTCTGGACTGCCTACCCTCACGGACAGATTGTGACCGAGATGGTGCACTACGACGGATCCACAGTGCTCTTCAAGTGCACCTCATACGACAACGACGGAAGACTTATATCAACGGGCTACGCAGAAGAGGTCATGGGAAATAGTCCTGTCAATAAAACTTCGTTCTGCGAGAACGCGGAAACTTCGGGAATTGGGCGTTGTATTAGTAACGGGCCCTTGGGACATACAGGAGAGCGCGCATCAGTGACCGAGATGGCAAAGGTAAACCGCGTCAATAGCACGCCTGCACCTGACACATTCGGCGGTGCTACACCGAAGCAAATCGGCTTCTTAAAGTCACTTGCGCGCGGTAAAGCATGGGATGACTTCCAGCTGCTCGAGTTCATTCACAAGACGCTTGGAGTAGACGATGTAGTTGTAGAGACATTGTCATCGGGACAGTGCCGGGTACTGATTGACAGGATAAAACTATGACCTATTACAGCGACAAGGATTACGGCATCTTGCATGATCACATGATGGCGATTGCTCGCGAGCGTGACTGGCTTAAGACAGAAGTAGAACGCCTTACTGATGAGCTGTATTTAGCCCATGAAGCATTGCGTCGGGAGATGCCATGAGTCGTCATGTGTGGCTTGCGTTGGCTTTGAGCGTGTTGTGCGCGGCGTTAATGGTTAGGTCTGATAGAAAGTAAACCCTTCACAACTGGCAAGTATCACGGTCGTACATCGTTCGCATGATGCGGGACTTTCATCTCTGGGAACAGAGTTTGATCGGCGCGCCCAAAACCTGCAACACGAAAGGCAATGGGCAAAGCGCCGAGGCGAGTCGTAAACATAATCGACTAGATGTGCAAGGTAATCGGATTGAGGCAGCCCGATGGGTAGAGCATCATCACTCTTTCTTGAGTTACGCTTAGAGATGACATACCGAAAACAAACTCAACAGACTCGAGCCCGACATGCAACACACTCAACATCAACCGAGAGCAAGGCGCTTGCGCCGCGCTAGCAGGTCTTAGAACATGGCGCGCGCGATAACCGAATACGACTCCAAGCGATACAAAGCAGCACGACAAGAACTTCTACGCGACCGACCAATGTGTCATTGGTGCAACCGAGTCGAAGCTTCCGAGTTGGATCACCTAGTTCCCACCGATGAAGGAGGGACGATAGATGAAGGGTATGTCCCAGCCTGTAAGCCTTGCAACTCAAGACGCGGAGCGATACAAGTAAACAAAAAAACCGCGAATCGAATACAAAACCGAAATCAGATTCTTTTTGACAGAAAGATAACGCC